TATAACTAAGCTTGGCCCAGCTTTCACTTCGCTTAAACAAGGATTGAATCAATTAACAGGCGCCGGGTTCCTTGATTCAATTGGAAATGTTTTTAGTACATTCGTTGGAAGCAGTGGTATAGGTGGTCTTGCAGACGGCCTAAAAAGCTTCAATGATATCAACACTGATACATTAATATTGGTCGGAGACAAGCTAAAGACGTTCACAGAACTTGATTTCAAGACAGATAAACTTGATGGTTACGTTGATTCGATCAATAAGCTAACCAAAGCACTTGATGAGCTCAATGATGAGCTCAAGCAAGACAATACATCCACGTTTGGTGGCAAACGTGCAGATGCGGGTAAATTGCTCAATTCCGTTACAGGTTCCAATAGTTCCTCAAATGAGACGATCCAAACGTTAAATACAACGTTATCGGCTGTCGTGACATTGTTACAACAGAACACGAGACAAAACAGTGACATGATACAAGCACTTGAGCGGATCAGAGGAGTAGTATATTGAGTTTTTACGTCTATCAATATTTGCGAGAAGACAAGACTCCTTATTATGTAGGAAAAGGTTCTAAGAATCGCATTAACGAAAGTCATGCACCGTGGGTCGAATTGCCTCCTGTTGAACAGCGAGAAATTGTTGAAGAAGGACTAACAGAAGAAGAAGCGTGGACAAAAGAAAACGAATTAATACGTCATTACGGACGTATTATTGATGGCGGAATACTCAAAAACATCAAATTAAACAAATGGACACGTAAATCTGGCTGGAAACATTCTGAAGAAGCAAAGAAGAAAATTTCTGAAGGCAACACAGGTAAGGTACGTTCTTTAGTGCAAAAGGAAAATTATAAAGGAACAAAAACAATAGAACACACTGAGAAAATTCGAAAGGCAAATCTTGGGAGGAAAAATTCTAAAGAACGAAATCTTAAGATACAGGAAACAATGAAGAAAAAAAGATGGTATACTAACGGGATTAACGCAGTATTTTGTGACATAGATTCCCAACCTAAGGGTTATATACTAGGAAGGAAAATAAAAAATGTCATGGCGTAAGTATTTCACGCCTGTTAACCCAGATGGAAGTTCATCTGCTAGTTATGGGCCAATCAGCGGGGGATTTCCTCGAGGCACGAAGCCTGGTCCTGCCCGCTCTAACTACTCATCATTCCTTCCGGATGTCTATACTGGTGCTCCAAACCGCATCGATAGGTACGGACAATACAATGTAATGGATCTTGACGCAGAAGTCAATGCAGCACTTGACATCTTAGCCGAGTTTTGCACACAGAGGAACAGTTCTAACAAGACTCCGTTCGCGGTTGACTTCGTAAAGAAAGCAACGAACTCTGAAGTCTCAGTCATCAATCAATATCTACAGCAATGGTGTAAGCTACAGAAGTTTGAAACTCGTATCTTCCGCATCTTGCGTAACACCTTCAAGTACGGAGATGCTTTCTTCTTGAGGGATCCAGAGACGAAAAAGTGGTTCCATGTTGATCCAGGCAGGGTACTTCGCATCATCGTGAATGAAAGCGAAGGCAAGGAACCAGAACAGTACATCATCAAAGATGTAAACTTGAACTTCAAGCACTTAGTAGCGACTACTCCGATACAAACAACGGGCAATGTCACTGGTGCTGGAGGACCGCAGGGTTACCAAACAGGCAACTCTTACGGAATGGTTGGTACACCAAACAAGCAATCTGGTGGTTCAAGATACCAGCTAGAAGAGGGCGAAGTTTCGATAGCAGCAGAACACGTGGTTCATCTATCACTTTCCGAAGGACTCGATAACAACTATCCATTTGGTAACTCTTTGCTTGAAATCATCTTCAAAGTCTACAAGCAAAAGGAGCTATTAGAAGATGCAATCATTATATATCGCGTTCAGCGTGCTCCTGAGCGCCGCGTGTTTTACGTGGACGTGGGTAACATGCCAACACATCTTGCAATGCAGTTCGTTGAACGAGTCAAAAATGAAATCCATCAGCGGAGGATACCGTCACAGACGGGCGGAGGACAGAGCGTCATCGATTCCTCGTACAACCCATTGTCAATCAACGAAGACTACTTTTTCCCACAAACTGCTGAAGGACGGGGATCGAAAGTCGAGACACTACCAGGTGGAACTAATCTAGGAGAGATCGACGACCTTAGGTACTTTACGAACAAGATGGTTCGAGGGCTTCGAATTCCGTCATCGTATCTACCAACAGGCGCGGAAGACTCAGCTGCACAATACAACGATGGCCGTGTTGGAACGGCTTACATCCAAGAACTTCGATTCAACACTTATTGTGAGCGCTTGCAAAGTCTCGTGACTGAAGAGTTTGACAAGGAATTCAAGCGTTATCTCCTTGAGAAAGGGTTGAACGTTGATACAGCCATGTTCAATCTCAAGTTCCAACCACCACAGAACTTTGCTGCATACAGGCTATCAGAACTTGATAATGCAAGAGTGCCAACCTTTACTACCATAATGGCAGTCCCATTCATTTCTAACAGGTTTGCGATGAAGCGTTACCTTGGTATGACCGACGAAGAGATCGCAGAAAACGAACGCTCGTGGAAAGAAGAAAACGAAGAAAACCTTGAGCCTTATCCAGCTGACCAAGACGCTGATATGCGAGGTGCAGGTGTCACCGGTGCCGGACTTGGTGCTGACATGGGTGGGGTTGAGACATCCGCGCCAGAAGATCTAGACAATCTCTCAGCAGGACAGGGTGAACCTCTAGATACAGCTACAGGAACACCACTTGGTGGCAACCAAGGATCTGGAGGAGAACCTGGCATGGAAACCAACATAGGATAAATACGGTATGGCAACGCTACGAGAACTTTTTTACTTTGACCGTGATACCATGGAAATGGATGACGATAAGCTCTACGAGCCTCGTGACGACGAATCACCAATGAAGTATAATGACACTCGTAAGACACGCCTGACCCTAAGATCAATCAACAAGATTCGCAAAGCAAGCGAAAAGCATGATGAAGATGCTGCCAAAGAATTGCACTTCGTCCGCCAAATGTATGGTATTCCACCAGGCGGACAAGAAGCGATTTGATGAATGGCAAAGATTGATAAGAAGCAATACACCAAAGAACAATGGCATAGGATACGCGAAGAGCGTCGAAAGGCGAAACAACAAGATCGTCTTGAGAAACAACTCGCGCAACAAGAACCACGTCCGGTGCCATCAAGCCCTGTTGCTTTCGTCTTAGGCAACGGAATTTCAAGAAAACCAATACCTCTACCGTCTTTGAAGAAGCACGGAACTATCTATGCTTGCAATGCCGTCTATCGCGAGTTTGAACCAGACTTCCTCATAGCGGTTGATACCAAGATGATACTTGAGATCGCACGCAATCAATGGCAGAACAACGGTCGTGTCTGGACCAATTACAATCGAGTATATGAGAAGATACCTAACTTGAACTTCTTTGAACCTGCAAAAGGGTGGAGTTCGGGTCCAACTGCTCTCGACATGGCTTCTCGACATGGACATAAAGACATCTTCATATTAGGGTTTGACTACGAAGGCATCAACAACAAGGTGAACAACATCTTTGCCGACACGATGAACTACAAGCGTTCGGTAGACAAGGCGACTTATTTTGGAAATTGGTTGCGACAAACTGCTATCACCATCGAGAAAAATTCCCAAACGAGATATATACGAGTGCTAGGGCAGAAGCAAGATTTGATACCACCGGAGTTCAAGCAATTCAGTAATCTAGAACATATTTCAACGCTTGAATTCATGAAAATGTTCGACATAAAGCCCTGACCGTGCCAAACGGCCCCGTTTTGGCACCATTTCCTACCCGTATATCCTGTAATCTATAAATATTATTGACAGCCTAGCCAAGGTATACCATTTACAGGAGAAAACGATGGCAGACAAGCAAAAGTTTGAAAAGATGCTAGAACTCCTTATCAACGAGGATCGTGAGGGCGCTGAAGAGCTCTTCCACGAGATTGTTGTTGAGCAGTCCCGCAGCATTTATGAGACCATCCTAGAAGACGACCTAAACGACGATGACGTTGATGAGGGTTCTGAGGATGATGATGAAGATGCAACTAACGAAGCAGACGACGACGAAGATGATGAGTCTGACGATGACGATGATGTCAACGAGTCCGCAGACGACGACGATGAAATTGAAGAAGATTTTGACCTCGATGAGTTCGAAGTAGAAGCAGACCCAACCGATGACATGATGGGTGATGTTGAGTTCGGCAGCGACGAGGGCGACGACGACATGGACATGGATGGCGGCGAAGGCGAAATCGAAGACCGTGTTGAAGACCTAGAGGACGCACTTGACGATCTTAAGGCTGAATTTGATAAGATGATGGACGGCGGAGACGACGACATGGACATGGATATGGACATGGGCGGAGACGACGACGAAGAAGGTGACGACGACTTCGGCGGAGACGACGAAGACGAAGACGACGACGACGACGACGACGAGAAGGAAGAGTATGGATTTGAAGACTTCGCTTTTGAAGACGACGATGAAGACGACGTCAAGGAATCTCGCAAGAAGAGCGATTCGGAAGTCATGCGTGAATACGTTGACAAGATCGCTGGAAAGGGTGGCCTAGACAGCTCTAACTCCAACAAGTCAGAAGCACCAGGTACCAACACCAAGTCCACTGTCGCTTCAAAGAACGACATGGGCGGTACAGCCTCAAACATCCTCCGCACTGACACAGAAGACGCAGGTCATGCTGGCGCAGGCGGAAAAATTAAGGGTTCTGCCCTTAATGACCAGAACACCAAGGAAGACAATGCCGGAAACGTCAACGTCCCTGGTGGTAAGGCAGCACGTTCCAACAGCAACATGTCCAAAGGACACGGCGCTGAGAAGAAGGGTGCGGCCGATGCTGCTACAAACAAGAAGTCCTTGATTGGTAGCAAGAAGTAAGGCAGTCGATTGATGGTAAACTATCTGCGAGAGACTTTGACTTTTGACCAAGCTGGCTTGGTCGTTGAGTCTACTGACAATGCCACAGGCGGCAAGGATCTTTTCCTTAAGGGGATTTGTATCCAAGGTGGTGTGCGTAATGCAAACCAGCGCGTCTATCCTGTGAATGAGATTGGTAGGGCTGTCAAAACTCTCAACGATCAGATCATGGGAGGTTATTCAGTCCTCGGAGAAGTTGATCACCCAGAAGGCCTTAACATCAACCTTGATCGCGTTTCACACATGATCACAGAAATGTGGATGAGTGAAGCCAACGGTTATGGAAAGCTGAAAATACTACCGACTCCGATGGGTCAGCTAGTAAAGACAATGCTTGAGAGCGGAGTCAAACTAGGTGTTTCGTCACGTGGTAGTGGAAATGTACGCGAAGACGGAAGCGGTGAGGTCTCAGACTTTGAGATCATCACCGTGGACGTCGTCGCTCAACCAAGCGCACCAGGTGCTTATCCAACACCAATTTATGAGCACCTGATGAACACCAGAGGGGGATACTCCTCATATAGACTCGCACAGGCAACTAAAGAAGACCCTAAGGCACAAAAGTATCTCAAAGAATCATTGATCAATGTGATCAAGGGACTCCAATAAAAGGAGAGAAACATGTTGGATGCACTAAAAACACTATTCGAAAACAACGTTGTTTCTGAAGAGATCAAAAACGAAATCCAAGAGGCATGGAACCAAAAGGTGAAAGAAAATCGCCTCCAGGCTACCGCTGAACTACGTGAAGAGTTCGCAAAGAAGTATGAGCACGACAAGGCAGTGATGGTTGAGGCTATCGAGTCAATGCTTGAGGAGCGCCTATCCGCTGAGATGGCAGAGCTCAAGGAAGATCGTGAACAACTTGCTGAAGCGAAGGCAAAGTATGCAGTAGCAATGCGCGAAAACGCAAAGCTAATGCAGAAGTTTGTTACTAAGCAACTTGCTGAAGAGATCAAGGACCTCCATGAGGACCAGAAGCTCATGGCAGCTAACTTTGCGAAGTTGGAAGAATTCGTCGTTGAGTCTCTCGCTAAAGAAATTAACGAGTTTTACGAAGACAAAAAGGACCTGGCAGCGACCAAGGTTCGCCTTGTACGCGAAGGCAGGGCACACTTCAACAAAGTCAAGAAGCAGTTTGTTGAAAGAAGCGCAAAGCTGGTTGCAGAAACCACAGCAAAGACCCTCGAATCTGAGATCACTCAGCTTCGTGAGGACATCCATGCAGCGCGCAGGAACGACTTCGGTCGTAAGATTTTCGAAGCATTCGCTAACGAATTCTCTACAAGCTATCTAAATGAGAAGTCAGAAATGGCTAAGCTCATGAAAGTGCTTGCCATCAAGGACAAGCAGCTTGTAGAGGCACGTACATTTGCTTCGAAGGCAAAGAATCTCGCAGAATCCGCAGCTAATGAGAAGAAGCGTCTAGTTGAATCTCAGCAGCGTAAGGACACGATCAGTGAGCTAGTCGCTCCACTGGGACGTGAACAACGTGAGATCATGATGGACTTACTGGAATCAGTTCAAACTCCAAAGCTACGTTCGGCGTTTGATCGTTATCTCCCTTCCGTTGTAAACGAAGGTAAGACCCCAGCAAAGCAGAAGGCACAACTTAATGAAGGCACCTCAGTGACAGGCAATAGAACACAAAACACTAACAGTAGTAGTACAAGCAATGAGAACGTGGTCCAACTGCGTAGACTTGCTGGATTGAACTAAGGAGAGAACACTATGTCAGAACTACTAGAAAGCCGCTGGCAAGAAACTAAGGGTGCTCTGCTAGAGGGTCTAAGCGGAAATAAGAAGTCCGTTATGGATACCACGCTCGAAAATACCCGCAAGTATCTTGCAGAAACTGCAACAGCAGGCGCAACGTCCGCAGGTAACGTTGCTACACTAAACCGGGTCATCCTCCCAGTCATTCGTAGGGTCATGCCTACCGTGATTGCAAACGAACTAGTCGGCGTTCAGCCAATGACTGGTCCGGTTGGACAGATCCACACGCTAAGGGTACGTTATTCCGACAGCTTTAACAGCACGGGCGGAACCGACGTAACCGCAGGTGAAGAGGCGCTATCACCGTTCAAGATCGCTGAGGGTTACTCCGGTAACGCTACAGACGATAGGGCGGCACCGACAGCGCAGCTAGAAGGTCTACCAGGCAACCGTCTGAACATCCAGATCCTCAAGCAGACAGTCGAAGCGAAGACGCGTAAGCTATCCGCTCGCTGGACGTTTGAGTCAGCTCAGGATGCTCAGTCACAGCATGGTATCGATGTTGAGGCAGAGATCATGGCAGTACTTGCTCAGGAAATCACTGCTGAAATCGACCAGGAAGTTATCCAGTCCCTAACTGCACTAGCAGGTTCACCGGCTCTAACTTACGACCAGGCATCTGTATCTGGTACTGCTACCTTTGTTGGTGATGAGCACGCAGCCCTTGCTGTTCAGATCAACAGGGTATCTAACATAATCGCGCAGCGCACACGTCGTGGTGCGGGTAACTACGCGGTTGTTAGCCCATTCACGCTAACCATCCTACAGTCTGCAACGACCTCGGCCTTTGCACGTACGACTGAGGGTGCGTTTGAGGCTCCGACGAACACCAAGTTCGCTGGTACCCTAAACGGCTCGATGCGTGTGTACGTTAACACGTATGCAGCAGACAGCTCAAGCGTGCTGATCGGTTATAAGGGTGCTAACGAGTCGGATGCTCCGGCATTCTACTGCCCTTACATCCCGCTGATGAGCTCGGGTACGGTCCTTGACCCATCGACTTTCGAGCCGGTAGTCAGCTTCATGACCAGGTATGGTTATGTTGAACTGAACAACACGGCTTCGTCTCTGGGTAACGCGGCTGACTACCTAGGCCTAGTTGGTATCACCAACGGCAACGTCAGCTTCCAGTAATCACTGGGACAAACGATTGGAAAGGCCCGCAAGGGCCTTTCCTTTTGACTGGCATAAATACAATGTCGAATCGAGCCGGACGATGAGCCGGACTTATGGGGTACCCGCCCCGTATAGACCTAGAACGTCAAGAGGAGAAAACAATGGGACGTCCAGTAAACAAGAGATATTTTGGTGATCCATCACTTGGTGGAAACTTAACCGTTGAAGGTAATACCGGAAACGGACCAAATGATTCGTGCTACATCATCGCACAAAAAGGCACGAACAAGTTCAAGATTACCGACAGTACGACCACGCTCGACTGTCGACTCGTAAACAAGTCAACGGGTGAGCTTGCTGAAGGAGAGATGGTTCTCGTTGGTGGTGGTGACTCTAGCCGTGTCGTCATCAAGAAGCTGTTCAATAGGACCTGCATCGCATGGGACGGAACGAGATACACCTGGGAAATTGATAACGATTCTACCGAGACGCAGCTAATCCTGAACGCCATCTAATAGGAGGCTGAATCTCAATGTCGAAGATTCTTAAGGTAGCCAACGGTAACTACAGCATCTACGTCCAGTCGGGTGGAATCATCCGACTGGACACCGGAATTGAAACTGGCCAGGTGCGTGTTAGTGGAGACCTAATCGTTGAAGGAAATACCACTACCGTTCAATCTGAAACCTTGGTAATCAAGGATAATACCATCGTGGTAAACGATGGTGAGACCGGTGCAGGCATAACGTTAAACGAAGCAGGTATAAGGGCTGATCGAGGTACCGAACCAGACGCAAAGTTTGTGTTCGACGAAACAATTGATATCATCAATCCAGCTACTGAACTTTCAGTTACCGGTGCATGGTCATTAGAAGATCAAAACGGCCTATTGCTAGGAATCAGGACGAATGCCATCGCAACTGACGGCGATGACCTTTATCTAATCAATGACGGTACGGGAGTTATTTCTGTAACGGGAACCAATAACTACGAAAATCAAGTCGTTGACGATGATCACATACCGAATAAGAAATACGTTGACGATGCTATTTCAAATAGTTCATATCAAAATAGAATAGAAGAAGGATCCGGTGGATCTATTACATATGTCGAAGCTATTGATTTTGAAGACGACGGTTCAATAAGCCGAGTTGACATTGCTGTTGACGGAGCTGTGGTTGCTACTTTCTTATCAGATCGAACAGAAATACAAGAACTTCGAATTGAAAATTCAAGCATATCAACTACCGGTAGTAATGAAGATTTGATTCTTTATGCACCCGGAACAGGTAGCATTAGAATCGATGATACCTTACACATCAACTCAGTACCAAGTATAGACGATGTTAGCTTAACACCAACGGCGCCAACAGACGGAGTTAAGGTTTACGCTTCAACCATTGCTGGCGGCAACACCGGACTATATTTTGTAAATACTGATGATACGAGAGATGAACTAATTTCAAGAAGTAAGGCTCTCGCGTATAGCATGATCTTTTAAAGGAAACTAAATGGCAATTAATAATGTAGCTGTCGGAAGCACCGACACAACCTTAGTTGAAGTTCCTGCCGGAAAGGTCTACGCGATAACTACCATCATCGTTTGTAATACGATCGTACCTAATCCTTATGATGAGAATGACGGTTTAACAAATTTTGATATGCATTTCGTTAAAGACACGGAACCAAAGAGCGATACCAATAAGGTTATCAATGCTCTTGAACTTCCTGCCGGTGAAACTTTTACTTTTAATACTGAAAGAATAATCCTAGATGAAGGAGATAAGGTCGTACTGCTCGGAGAATCTCCAACGGTTCTAAGTGCAACGATAAGCTGGATAGAGGTGTAAACCGTGAAGTTCCTTAGGAAACAAGGAAAGACAGAAGAACAAACGATTAATAAACCGGTTGTTCCAACTCCTATGATTAACCCACCAAGAGTTGAAAAGATAATCGTTAATAACGGTAATCTTGTGTCAAATAAAAACCTAAGTGATTTATCTAATGTTTCAGAAGCTAGAATTAACCTTGACTGTATTAAGTTTCGTCTTTTTGAAATCTTCTTAATTTGGTTAAATATGTTCGAGTAAAGGATTTCCATATATGAAGTTTCTAAAAAAACAAATAACAAATGATGATTTTCTCTTAGGAAACGGAGCAATCCTTATTGAATCAAACGGTATTATTCAACTTAATACCAAAGTAGCCGCACAGGTTCCAACAGGTCCTACCTCCGAAAGACCTGATTATCCCAAAGCAGGGATGATTCGATATAACACGATTACAACTGAGTATGAGTTTTACATTCCTGGAGCTGGATGGGTAAATCCTATTCCTACAGGCGGTGTTGGAGATCTATTAGCGGCTAATAACTTAAACGACTTGGTTAGTGCATCAGCAGCAAGAACAAATCTAGGACTTGGAACGATTGCCGTTCAAGATTCCACAACTTTCCTTCAAGTAGCTAATGACTTAGATGATCTAAATGATGTATCAACCGCACGTACTAACTTAGGACTTGGAACGATTGCCGTTCAAGATTCCACAAGTGTAAACATAGACGGCGGAACGATCGACGGTACTACCATCGGTGGATCCTCGGCGGCGGCGGGCACCTTCACCACCTTAACAGCAACTGGTGGTGGTTCACTCACAGGCACATGGACCGACCTAGGCACAGTTTCGACAGTCG